GAGTTGAATCACAAGAAGATTTAAATAATCGTGTTAGAGCGGCAGCATTCATTGGAACATTACAAGCGGGTTATACTAACTTCCATTACTTAAGAGATATTTGGAAAAGAACAACAGAGAAAGACGCATTAATTGGTGTTTCTATGACAGGAATTGGTTCAGGTGTTGTTTTAGGTTATAATATGAAAGAAGCGGCAAAAATCGTTAAAGAAGAAAATGAAAGAGTTGCTAAATTAATCGGTGTTAATAAATCTGCAAGAACAACAACAGTAAAACCTGCAGGAACAACATCATTAACGTTGGGGACATCTTCAGGTATTCACGCTTGGCACAATGATTACTACATCAGAAGAATCCGTGTTGGTAAAAATGAATCAATTTATAAGTATTTAAGTGAAAATCACCCTGAATTAGTTGAGGATGAGTTTTTTAGACCTCACGATACTGCAGTTATCTCGGTTCCACAAAAAGCACCTGAAGGAGCGATTTTGAGAACTGAAAGTCCATTCCAACTATTGGAAAGAGTTAAAAAGGTAACACAAGAATGGGTAAGACCAGGACATAGAGGAGGTTCAAATATGCATAATGTATCAGCAACAATCAGTTTGAAAGCTGAAGATTGGGACTTGGCAGGAGATTGGATGTGGAATAACAGAGATTTTTATAATGGTTTATCTGTTTTACCTCACGATGGAGGATCTTACATTCAAGCACCTTTTACTGATTGTACAAAGGAAGAGTTTGAGTCTATGGTAACTAAATTACACTCAATTGATTTAACTAAAGTTATTGAATATTCTGATGAAACAGACTTAAGTGGTGAAATTGCTTGTGGTGCTGATGGATGTGAAATAAAATAATGATGGTAAAAAAAGATTGGATATATGATTTATATGTGGAGGAGATTTCAAAAAAGAAGTCTCCCCCACTTGATTATTATAAAAATAAGGATGGTAATATCGTTATGACCGAAGATTACCACAAAAAAAGGGGTTTCTGTTGTGGATCAAAATGTTTGCATTGCCCTTACGACCCAATTTATACTAAATATAGTACAAGAGTTAATGAATCACGATTATAGTCGTGATTTTTTATTTATATAAAATATCCGAACATTATATTTATTAGATATGGCAAATGGAATAACATATGGAATAAATTTCCCCTTTTTAGATTCTTACGTTGGTAAGTATTTGGATTGTTCTGATACATCGGATGAAGAGATTAGAAGTAGTTTGGTTCATCTATTATTAAGTCGTAAGGGTACGAGGTATTTTTTACCTGACTTTGGTAGTAGATTATATGAGTATTTATTTGAACCACTTGATGGTCCGACATTTAATGAGATGGAGTCTGAGATTAGGGATTCGGTTCAAAAGTATATGCCGGGGATCTTAATTAGTAGTATTAAGATAACGGATGCATCTATGGGTGAGGAAGATAAAGGTTCGTATGTTAATGGTGATGGTAAAAAGGAATTTACTGTTCCCAACATTGGACAATTGGAACACACGGCAAAAATAAGAATTGATTATAAAAACACCAATAACACATTCGATTCCAGTGATTTTGTAATTATCAATATTTAATAGAATATGGCAAATAAAAAAATATCTTATACGACTAGGGATTTCCAAGGGATAAGAACTGAGTTAATAAATTTTACGAGAACTTATTATCCTGATTTAGTTCAAAACTTTAACGATGCTGGGGTATTCTCGGTATTATTAGATTTAAATGCTGCGGTGACGGATAACTTACAATTTAATATTGATAGAAGTATTCAGGAAACTGTATTACAGTATGCACAACAAAAATCGTCAATTTATAACATTGCAAGGACTTATGGTTTAAAGATTCCGGGGTTAAGACCATCGGTTGCGTTGGTTAACTTTTCCATTACGGTACCGGCTTTTGGTGATAGAGAAGATTTAAGATATTGTGGTATATTAAGACGAGGATCTCAAGTAAATGGTGCGGGACAACCGTTTGAAACGGTTTATGATATTGATTTTTCTTCTGCGGTAAATGCTGAAGGGTCGCCAAACAGATTAAAAATACCTAATTTTGATGCTAGTGGTAAATTATTAAATTATACGATTACAAAGAGGGAGGTTGTTGTTAATGGATCAACAAAGGTTTTTAAACGTGTTATTACACCAAATGATGTTAAACCATTCTTTGAATTATTTTTACCTGAGAAAAATGTGTTAGGAATCACAAGTGTCTTACTTAAAGATGGGACACAATATACAAGTACCCCACAACCTCAAGAGTTTTTAGGGTTGGCTGATAGATGGTATGAAGTCCAAGCGTTGGTTGAGGATAGAGTGTTTGTTGAGGATCCAACAAAAGTTTCGGATCAACCAGGAATTAAGGTTGGTAGTTATATACAAACAATTGATAAGTTTATTAGTGAATATACACCTGAAGGTTTCTTAAAAATGACTTTTGGTGGTGGTAATGTTTCTGCTGACGAACAATTAAGAGAATTTGCTAGAGATGGTTATCCACTTGATCTTAGTAAGTATATTAATAATTTGGCTTTAGGTTCTTCACTTAAGTCAAACTCAACATTGTTTATACAATATAGAGTTGGTGGTGGTCAAGCAACCAATTTGGGGGTTAATATTATTAATCAGATTGGAACTGTTTCATTCTTTGTTAATGGTCCGTCTGAGTCTATTAACACTACGGTTGTTAATTCATTAAGATGTAATAACGTAACTGCGGCGATTGGTGGGGCAAATGCTCCTACCACAGAGGAAGTAAGACAATATGTGACATATAACTTTGCGGCACAGAATAGAGCCGTTACAGTGAATGATTATGAATCTATATTACGTAATATGCCATCACAATATGGGGCACCTGGTAAAGTATCAGTAACTGAAGAAAATAATAAGATTAAAGTTAAGATGTTATCATATGATTCAAATGGTAAATTAACTGAGGTTATATCAAACACACTTAAGAATAATGTTGCAAATTATTTATCAAACTATAGAATGATAAACGATTATATCTCAGTTGAAACTGCAAATGTTATTGACTTGGGTGTAACGATTGATGTTGTTTTGGATGCAAGTCAAAATCAAGGTGCGGTTATTACAAAAATAATTGATATTGTTACGAACTATTTTAGTCCTTTACAGAGACAGATGGGACAGAATGTTTATGTGTCGGAAATTAGACGATTAATTCAAAGTGAGAATGGTGTTATTAGTATTTCGGATATGCAATTCTTTAATAAAGTGGGTGGTCAATACTCTTCATCACAAACATCTCAACCATATTCGGATGTTGCAACAAAACAAATAGGGTTAATTGCTGATACCATATTTGCTGAACCAACACAGATTTACCAAGTTAAACTACCGAATAAGGACATTAATGTGAGGGTTTTGAACTTTTCTACGGTCAATTTCTCTTGATGATTTATTTTTGAGATAAAAGAATTATTTTTTGAAAATAGGAAATAAACTATTTATCAAAAAAAGAATTATTAATGCCAAAATCATATAGAATAAGGACTCAACCTGGCGTTGACAAATCAATACAAATTAAATTAGATCAGGATTTTGAATTCTTGGAGATCTTATCTCTAAAGATACTTCAAAGTGACATCTATACTCGTTTGTGCTCCGACTATGGGGTGGTTGTTGGTAGAGTTTTAACGAATGGTGGAACTGGACTACCAAATGCGAAAGTATCGGTATTCATCCCAATAAGTGAGGTGGATCAACAAAATCCAATTATTTCCGAATTATATCCTTATACATCTTTAGAAGATTTAAATGTTGATGGGTATAGATATAACTTATTACCATATAAACCATCATATACAGGTCATGCAGCAACAGGGACATTCCCTGAGAGAGATGATATTTTAACCGATTTTTCATTGGTTGAGGTTTATAACAATTATTATAAATTCACAACAAAAACAAATGAAAGTGGGGATTATATGATATTTGGTGTTCCAACAGGGAGTCAGACCATTGTTATGGATGTTGATCTTTCGGATATTGGGTGTTTTTCATTGACACCACAAGATTTGATTAATTCTGGAGTTGCGGGAGAAGGACAGTTTGATGGAAACAAATTTAAAACCTCAAGTAATCTTCGTGAGTTACCACAAATTATTAATTTAAATAAAATAGTTGAAGTCCAACCATTATGGGGGGAACCTGAAGTTTGTTTGTTGGGTATAACAAGAGTTGATTTTGATTTAACTGCATCGTCAAACATTAATATCCAACCAACCTCAGTTTTTATGGGGTCTGTAATTTCAACTGCTAATGAAGATTCTCTTAAGAAAAGTTGTAAACCAAAATTAAACACAGGTAATATGTGTGATTTGGTTGCGGGTCCCGGACAAATATTAGCAATCAGACAAACAATTAATGTTGATGCAAATGGTGATCCTGTTCTTGAAACTTATAAGATAGAACAAGATGGTAAGATAATAGATGGTGATGGTACGTGGTTAATAAACTTACCAATGAACTTGGATTATATTACAACGAATGAATTCGGGGAACAAGTTATCTCTAACAACCCTAAAATAGGTATTCCAACAAAGGCAAAATATAGATTTAAAGTTAAGTGGCAAAACGAACAAGGGTTACAAAATAACTTTATGAGGGCTAACTATTTAATACCAAATGTTAAAGAACACGGGTGGAATAGTAATGATGAGGATACTGACCCATTTGACCCATCACTTGGTAGTGTGTATCCTTTATATATCCCTGTTGGGTCAACACAAATGTTACAAATATTTCCTAAAGGTGGTTTAATATATAATAGTAGTGTTAATTCTAATGATTTAAGTGTTTTAATTGGTGGTGTTCCGTATTATGGTAGTTTAGATAGTATACCTCTAACTGGGGCAACAAATATTGTAACGTTAATATCAAACGCTATTGATGTGACTCAACAACAAACATTTTATTTTACTTTTTTACAGGACCCATATTTTACGGTATTAAAATCATATGCGTTTAGTTTGGATTGGGATGATTATTACGATAAGGTATCTGCAATTAATTGTGAGGACACTTTTTATGAGTTTAATTATAATAAAGTTTATACTATTGCGTCATTTATTGATAGATATAAAAATGGTAGAAATAGGGCGAGACATCTTGGGATTAAAGAAATAACTGATAGGTCTTGTCAGAGTGAGAATAATAAAATGCCTGTAAATGATGTTGTTAGAAATTTTGATTTTTTATTTTTCTTATTTTCATTATTAATTGCGATTTTATCTCCAGTGTTGGCAATTGTTATAGTATTTAACCACGTATTGGCGTGGATATATCCTATTATCGTTAAAATAAATAACTTCATTATTAAAATTGTTAATGGTTTAATTTATGAATTATGTAAAGGGTTAAATGCTCTTAGGACTGCGGCAAATAAGAAAGATTGTAATAAGGATCAATTAGAATCTATGTCCGACGAAAATCCATTTAAACGATTATCGTTACCAATGTTAACGTATCCAGATTGTGAGGCTTGTAGTTGCGAGGATAAAGGTTTAGTGACGGAAAATAGTGTTGCGGATGGTTTAAATGCTGCTGCGTTAAGTGTTAATTTATCGTTATTGTCTGATTTGGGTTCAATAGATAGTTATAGTTCTTTTTCATATCCTTCGTCAATACTTCCTTGTAATTTGGCTACTATTTCTCCCGCACCTGATCAAACGACTTGGGATCAAGGACTTCAACAGATATTTGCAGGGATTTTGAATCCTGCTCAAACTTATTATAAAGTACCTATTTGGGAAGAGGTAGGACCTAACGGGTCAGGTAACTCAGGTGAATTTTTTAAAAGATTTGGTGATGGTATGACACTAGCTCAGTCTATGAATATGGCTAATTTAAGAGCAAGATATTCTGATCCGACCGCTAGAAATAGAATTACAATAACACCTAATCCATCATTGGTTGGTGCAACAACTTTAGGTGTTAATGGTAATTCATATCAAGATTTATCTATGATTATATTAGTTGATGAGGGAACTACGTCACAATTAACGGGTAATTTAATAACCTTTAATAATCCTGCACTTAATTCTGATACAAATACTACGGGAGGAACTGTAAATCAATTTGATGGTAATGGGATTACGGGAACTACATTAGGGATCGGTACATATATGGTACCCATAACTTATATGGATGAATTTGGTTTTGATATACAATCAAATATAACGGTTGTTAGTACTGAAAGTGAAAAAGAATATTTGTATAAGTCTGGATTGGAATATTTTCAAGTTATTACTGGGTATACGTGGGGTCAACTTACAACATCAGGAGGTCCGTTCGAACCACAAGGTATTTATAATGTAGGATTGCAGGATGTGACAAGTTCGGGTGTTTTATATAAATATTTTTTACAAAATAAAATAAGTTATATTGATGCTTCAGCAGGATCACACTCCCCACCTTGGTATTGGTTTAGTGAATATGAACAACAAGAAATTTTAATTTTAGTAAGAGGTGTTGATCCATATACTGAAAAACAAGAAATAAAATACGATTTATCTGAATTATTTGGTCAATTACCTGATACCACAACAGTGACTGGTGAGTATTTTTTAAATATACCAATACAACAGAATGACGGTGGGTCATATAGTAATAGTTTTAGAACACCGCAAACCCATGCAAATGTTAATGATAACTCTAACACATATTTATTTCACGAACCAATTGGGTTTACGGCAGATACTGCGGCTTTTACTGCATTCACAACGGATTCACCACAATATTATACATCAACAGATAGGTCTACTTTAAACTATATACACAATTCATTTGATTCGGGGATTCTTATGTCAAGTTGGATAGATCCAGATGGTAGAATTACAAATGGTAATGGTCCATCACAAAATTTTAGATGGGTAAGTACTGTTGGTCCATCAAGTGATATTTTAATTGAATATATTGGATGGGTTGATGGTGGATCATTCACAGTAACAAATGGTACTAAATATACTTGTTATGATGGGGGACTTGGAACTTTAAATAGCCTTTTTGGTTATCCAGTTTTCACACCAACCAGTCCGTTAGCAAGATGTTACGCACCTGCATATAATATTGAGGAGAACGGTAATGTACCAACACCAACAAATATGAATTTAAGTCAAAATTTGATATTTAGATCTGATAGATTACCAACATCAGATCAAACGGATACGGTTGGTTATAATTCATTCCCTTTACATCAAAATCTC